ATTTAGGATTTACTCTACCAACTCGGCTAATGTAATCAGGCGCGTTAATGTCCAAGCCGCGCACAGCGTCGCGATCTGACATAATTTGTTCAGCTTCTTGCATTTTCAAATTGTTAAGCCCAAACTGTTGCGCTTGTGCAAGCGCGTTCATTGGGTTCTCTAACTGTGCAGGGCGTACGCCTAAGGGGATATTTGGATCAATTGGCATATTTATTCCTTATAGACCGAGTTCAGCGTTCATACCGCTGTAATACTCAGGCGACGAACCAGAGCCATACGCCGATGTATTACGGTTGCCGTACATATTGAGCATAGCTGCGGTTTGCGCTGCGTTACCTACTCCACCAAGAGCAGAGTTGTAAGCATTAGCAGAACCAATTTGACCTGCGGCTAAGGCATTAGCACCGCCTGTAATGTTAGCGGCTTGTGATGTACCAAACTGCCCTACGTTAGCTGCTTGATTGGCGGCAGACGCTTGACCTTGACTAGATAAGAACTGTAGTGGGTTAATCAAATTGTTGCGGTTCATTTGGAACGTATTTTGGCTATTAGCGTAGTTTTGCAAATAACGGTTAAACGCAGCGCCATACTCTTGTGAGCCTTGCGCTTGGCCGTAGTCTTGACCTGCTTTAAGGGCGTTACCAGAGATCAAACCACCTCTAGCCGCCGCTGTAGCGTTCATGGCGTTAAGACCTTGTTGTAAACGGAACTGTGTGCCAGGGTCAGTGTTTTGGTTGTAATTAAACGGAGCGTAGGTAAAGTCTTGAGTTAAACGACCGCCTGGCTGAGTTAACGCTGACAGTTGGTTAACCGCTGTTGTGCCAGCAGTACGCCACGGTTCACTGATCTGAATTTGACGCTCTAACGCCGCTTGTTGCGCCGCCGTTGCTTGATTAGCAGCATCGGCTTGTTGTTGAGCAGCGCTAGACGCAGATTTACTTGCGTTCATGCCCCCAAGGATACTTGCGCCGCCTGCAATCGCAGCAGCGCCTAATATTGCGGTTCCAGTAGCTACGGCCATTATTTCACCTCTTTAACGAATGTGCGCTCTAAAGGTGTAAACCCAGCGCGTATGTAAACTTTTTCCATCTTATCAGCCCGGTCATCTTCTAACGCAATCATAAACAAAGACTTTGCATTTTTCTCTTTAGCCCATTGTTCAATTTGGTTGAACATCTTGGCTCCTGCACCACTTCCCCGTGCAGTTGGGGTTAACCACCACCAAAGCTCTTGCGCTACTAAATGCGTAGGACTGAAATACAACGGATAAACCATAGCTCCAGTAATGCCTACGATTTTACTATCAATTTCTGCTAACCAGATACCTACATCGGGGTTATTTAACGCATTTAAGAAGAACTGACCATAACCTTCTACGTCAAAAGCCGAAACGCCGTTCATCGGCGACGCTTCGTGGAAGTCTTTAGCCAATACGACGTATTGGTCTAAATCATCCGCAGTAGCCATTCTTACTAGCACGTTTGCACCTTTTGTTCGGTATAGAGCAGTTGGGTCATTATTAATTAACTGACCTAGACATTTCAACCCATTTAGCGCCGCTAATGTTTGGTCTTAAAATTAAAGTTAACGTATCTTCAGAAGTCATTGCAAAATTAACCCCACCGGCTAGCAAAATATTAGCGTTATTGGTAATTGTTACAGAATGTTTCCCAATAATAGTAATAATTTGACCTTGATCGCCATCTATAAAGTTTGTAATGGCTGTTGTACCACCAGTTAAAAATGATTTTGCTGGGGTGGCCAAATAAACGCTTGGCGTACCACTATTATCAAGCGTACCAGTAATATTACTGTTATCTATGACTGTTACATAGTGCGGGTTAGATTTTGAAGTTGCGTATGTTGTGATAAATTCAGTTGACGATATATTTTCAACTGTTACCAATTCACCATTAGTACCGTTAGCGTTTACAACCCATAATTTTGAACCAATATAAATACCTTGCATGGAGTCAGGCGTATCTGTGTACTGACCACTTGCAGCAGTTTGACACCGCGTATATTCAAGCTGGGTTAAATAGTTTGTTTTTTGTTGCAATGCATTAAAAATACCCGCAGCAAACCAAGGTTTTTGGCTAAAGTTTTTAATATTATTAGCTACAGTAATTTGCACAGCCGTATTTGGGTTTGCAAATTCAATTAAATTTGTTGTGCAATTAGGGGCGTAAAAGATATTACCTACAACATTAGCTAGCTGAATATTAGATAAATATAATAGCGGCGCGTTAGCGCTAGAACCTATACTATTTTGACTTATTGTAATGTTTGCGTTTGTTTTAAATGCGTCTGGATTTAAAACAGTGGGTGTTTGACCTTTTGAATTAGTTTCCGCAAAAAGCAACGAATATCCAGCGTTACCTTCAAAATTGTTTCCAATAATGCTACAGGCTGCGGCTCTATACGCTCTAATGCCGTATCGACCACCGTTCAAATTGTTTGCGGCGATATAGTGTTGCGCGTAGCCATCATCAATAATTAAATCGGCGGTTGACAATGCGTTAAGTTGATTACCGTAAATAACAACACCATTTGTAAACCCAAGCAATACATCAGGGGTATACGCAGGGCCGTCAACTAACCAAATTTGACCAATAGTATTGCCAACGATGTTATTAAATTGAACGTCAGCAATTTCGGTTTGGTCAAAAATAATTCCGTACCCAAAGCCTTGGATAAAACAATCTCGGACAGAAACGTAAGAACCGCCAAGGTCAAAGAATCCACCGCCTGTATTTGATACGTTAGTGCAAACTAACCCAATTTGTGACAATTGTACGTTGACGGCTGTAGAGCTATTTATTGGTGAAAGTGACTGAATCCCGTTATCTGCGTTAGTAAACGAAAAAGTAGATACTTCACGTCCGTCGCCATAGATTAATGTATTTGGGTAAATATCTAGCGTATCGCTGCATTTATAAGTTCCAGCGGGGATATGCAACGCGCCGCCGTCAATGGTGTCTAGGTAAGTAAGCGCTGATTGAATCGCTACCGTATCGTCTGCAACGCCGTCACCAATGGCACCAAAGTCTTTAACCGATATAGTTTCTTCTAGTTTTAGATTAATAGCTCTGTTTGTTACGGAGCCAGTTTGCTCAAATTTTGGGATTAAAGTAGTCATTCCGTTACTCCGCAGAAGGTTTGTTTGCTTCGATTTGAGCTTTGTAAGCTGCGATGACTTCAGGTGTCCAAGCAATATTGCAAATATCTTGAATATTCTGTGGCTGCGCTGATACATCGCTACCAGGTACAAAAGCCATTCTAAAGTATGTTTTAGAAATTTCTTCGCCGTCACGATAAATATATGTAGCTTCACGAACTTGAACAGTTCCATTTTCTACTATTTCAATTTTATCGACAATTGTGTTTTCAGTAAGAGCCATGGTTATTCCTATGTAGCTGTAAAGTAAGTTGCGGTAACATAAAAGTTAGTATTTGCTTGCATTTGCGCTGCCATAACTGATAAAGAACCAGCAGAGTATTTATTAAATACAATGTAAGAAGCACCACCAGGAATCACACCCATAATTTGAGTAACCGCAGTTGCTGCTAAATTATTACATTCTATTGAAACAGCAGAAAAAGTGCCTGTTGTTGATGAACTAGCAAAAGGTAAAGTAAATATATAAACATCGCCAGTTGGAGAAGAAATGGCGGATGCTTTTACGTTACAAGTAACCGTTACTTGTCTGCCAATTTTTGTATAAAAACCATACCGGATAGTTCCATCAGTAGTGATGGAACCGCCGTCAGAAAGAAATGTAGCTGCAAAGGTGCCTTCTTCATAATCATCTAATGTATTAACATCAGAAGAAGCAGATTGTGTAGCAGGGAATGTAATACCTGCGCCTGAAGTAGAAGGAGTGGCATTACCTACAGATATAGTATTTATATGTCTTACGCCACCATTATAGAAAACTCTCATGTTTTCTTGGTAAGTTCCTACATTCCTATTGGCAACTACAAAATCAGCCGAGTACCCGCCTGAAATTCCTGAATCAACTGCAATGGCGCCGAACAACACGCCGCCAGTTGTTGAACTATTATCAACTACTTGAGCTTGAAATAAAGCTGTTGAGCTAGCTGTTGCACTTGAGTTTTGTATAGATATGTTTGGTGATGAGGTATTAGCCGCCCATGTCGTTGCAGAACTAAATAATAGATTTACTTTGTTTGTTCCAGGAATATAGACAAAATTACCACTTGTCGCTAAAACAGAACTAGAACTTGCGTAAACAATACCATTTGCGGTAAATGAAGTAAGACCTGTACCGCCGTAGCCTGTTCCAATTGTGCCAACATCACCTGAGCCAAGCAAAGTAACGCCGCCGACCGTTTTAATGTTAGTTCCGCTAACTAAAGCGGTTTGTTTACTATTAAAAGTATTCCAATCGGTGCTAGACAAATAACCGCTTGTACTTGTGTTGGCTTGAGCAATAACTAAATGGCTTGCGCTTGTGCCTGATCCTGATAAGGGGCTATCCGCCGTAACAGCGGTTAAATACGCGCCAGCGGGGGCTTTATTATTAAACGTATTCCAATCGGTGCTAGACAGCCAGCCATTAGAGCTTGTACTTGATTGGCGAATAGGCACCGTATTAACCGTACCACCGCTATCTTTAAAAAACAGATTTTTATCTGCTACGTTGATAGCAATTTCTGAACCCGTAGCGCTATTGGTTAAATTAGCCGCCAAAGGCACATTGCCTGGCGTACTGCTTCCATACAGCAGTATGGGAGTAAAGTTACCTGGTTGTGACATTTAATCCCCTTCAATTACACCTGAATAATCAAGTGTTTGTGTTGACGCGCCGCCATTATAAATACGGATCAATTGAGTGCTTTCAGAGGCAGAGCCTAATAATGTTGCCCAAAATGGCACGTTAAAAAATTGAACTGATGCGCCAATAAGATTAATAAAACCAGTTCTTTTATTTATTTGAACGCTATCGGGTAATGTAACAGTAACATCCAAACTTTGACCAGAAGGAATACTTGATGTTGTGCCATTAAATACTAGTCTACGAGAATAACCTTGACGATAGCCGTTAGATCGGTCATCAACACGTAATGATGTTCCGTTATTTTGAATTAAATTTGAACCAATCCAACTTGGTTGAGAATTACATTCATTATAAATACCTTTAACATTTTGACCTAAACCATTAATAGTATTATTTTGAATAAAACCAGCATTAAGTGAATTATTTGTGCCAACTCTACGCATACCAATAACACTAGCTGTAGCGTAACAATTTAAAGAATTATTAGCGATAATGGTGCTATCAGCGTTAAGCATCCTAATTACATCCGCGCCTGTAAATTGTCCATAAACAGCGCAGTTAATAATTTTATTACTTAACGGATAAGGGCCTGTTGCGCTGCCTTCAATTAAAGCCGCGTATGAAATTACATTTCCGCCGTTAACGTCAAAAGTAACCGTATTAAAATTAGCTAGCCCAATAATACCGATAGCTCCACTTTGCCCTGAAACGGTTTCTGTTAGACTTTTACATGAAAGATTTAAAGTATTAAACTCACAAGCGGTTTGTGGTGATGTTGCATATATTTGTGCAGCATAGTTTGTACACCCATTAATATTTGCTTGAATTTGATTATAAGAAGCGCCCGCAGATAGATAAACAATATGTCTTGCATTAGGTGAATTAGAAACAATATCAAACTGGCAATTATAGCCAGGAGATAAAAGCAACCCATATCCTTCTGATGCACCTGTAGTACCTGCGATATTCGTAAATTTTAAATTACCACTCCAACGTTTAGGCGCATCTGCGTAAGCAGTCCCGCTTACAGGTGGTTGTGCATGAATACCATAAGTTAAATCTATACATTCAACGTCAAAAATTACATCTGTTACATCGTTAGCTGCGGGGTATACCCCACGTTCAACAATAGATAATGTACCTGTTCCTGTAATTTTTCCATGAACTGAACATCCTGTATTTACTAACACAACATTTCCGCTAGCCGTTTTCTTTTTAAGATTAAGATTAACTACATTTACGTTTGTTGGTATTTCAATTTCATCGCAAAGCGTTTCTAAGCTAAGAAAATCAATTGTTTTTGCGCCGCTATTTAAAGCATTTTGAATAGCATTAGTGTCATCGGTAACGCCGTCACCTATTGCACCAAAATCTTTTATGGATACATATTGTTGAAGCCTAGCTTCTACAGACTGGTCTATAGCGCCCGTACTACCTTCGTTATATACGACAGCATTTGCGTTTACAATGGCGGTATTAATTGGTGTTGCAGTGCAAAAATCAACTACATCACCTACGTTTAATCCATCAACAAAAGTCACTACGGCAGAAGATGTTTCAATAAAATTATCTATTGGTATTTGTTTAGAGCCGTTAACAAAAACCAATAAATTGTTTGTTGCGGGTTGGTATTGAATAGTGGTCAAAGTAAAAACAGTTTGACCTTGCGTAGCCGTCTGTGTTTCTTCTTCGCCAGTAAAGTTTACAAAATTGGAGTTAATACCTGACAAATTGTCATAAGTAGCAATTAATACGTCATTTTGATCTTTAAGAACAAATTTGTACGAAATGCCATCTGTAAGCCAAATTTCACCGCTATCAGGCACCCTGCCTGCTGCGTTAAAAATAATTGGGTTAGGATGGGCGGTAACACCAGATGAATTTGTGTATGTAACTGCGGGGGTTGTTGTACCAGCTGAATAGGTATAGAGCTTACCGCCGGTCAATACGTTGCCGCTATTATCAAAGAATTGTGCGGCTGCGCCAGCTACAGGGGAAAGGTTAACGGCCATAAAAAGCTCCTAAATTTAGACTGATTCTATTATGTTTCGCTATGCTTGTCATTTAAAAGTTACCCCCGCCGATACCGCCCGTAGAAGTCAGTACGTTACCGTCAAACAGCAGTTTGTTTGATTGGTCTATTGTACTTGTAGATCCAGCATAGAAAAGTTGATTTGCTGCAAAAGATGATAGCCCTGTACCGCCTCTAGCCGTAACAAGCGTACCGCTAGTGATTTGAGCCGCGCTAATAGCAATTGACGTATTTGACGCCGCTGTGAGGCTACCGTATTCATTAACGGTGAAAACACCAACTTGTGACGCAGAGCCGTAAGTGCCGGGGGTAACACCTGAAGTACCAAGCCCAAGGTTAATAAAGCCAGGTGAATAGGTAATGGCGATGCCCGTGCCTGTAAATGTTGCAGGCTCAAACACATTATTAGCGTTGCCAATGATGACTTGATGGTCGCCAATGGTGTTTAAGCCTGTACCGCCTTTATCGACGGGGACAACACCTGTGCCCGTAAAACCATAGATATTCCAAAAGAACCGATACCACTCGGTTGACATCGTACTTGTGTCAGGGTAAATCAGCGGTACTTTAGCCGACGGTATTAGGGTTATGTTAGCCATTTGTGTTTGTGCCGCTGAGGAATAGTTCAGCACCCACAATAACCACTTTATTAGGATCTGTACCCGATATTTCGTAAATGCGGTCGCGTAGCTTAGTAGTCATGCCAAGACGACGCCAAATGGCACGATAGCCATATTCGCCAATCTTACCCATTGAAATCCAATGCTCACTTGACCACGTATGACCGCCATCATCAGACCAACGCAGCATTACCTGTGGATCACTACCTTGACCTAAGTTCAAGCCAACGCCTGACTCGCAAGTCAATTGAAGGGTGTGTTGGGCTGTACGTTTAAGGTTGTTTTGATTGGGTGGTAGCGGGCGCCATGAGCGAACCCATTTTTGAACTGCGCCGTTATCAGAATAGTCGTCAAGGTCAAAAGCGTATAAATTGCCGTTTTCGTAGTCGCCGATAACAGTTTGGCTGTTAAAGTTCATTTGGCATTGACCACGGTGACGAATAAACTCACCATTAAGCCAACTAGCACGTTCATGCCATGCGCCTGTAGCTACGTCGTATACCCAAGTTTTATTAGCGCTAGGAAAATTCAGAACGTAGAAAGCGTGGCCTTCTTGTTGGTATGTATAGGCTACGGCGTCAGAAACATCGCCATATTGCTGAATAGCGTATTCAATAGCATGAGTAGATACGCGTTTACCCGTATATCCTTGATTACGATAAACAATACCGTAGCCACGGGGGTCAGCACCAAGCCAAAACAGGCTGTTATCGAGTTTAGCAATAGAGAAAGGGGCTACACAGCCAATCTCGTTGTAAGCGCCTTGGATGGGCGCTAAAGGGAACGGTGTAGTGGCTGCGTCGTACCAAACCTCAGTTGTGCCTTGACCAAATACCCAAACTTCACGGTTATTGGATACCACGGCTACCACTTCGTCAGGGGAGCTTTCAGCAGCAGCAAACGCCAACGGGTCAATCTGAGTGCCGTCAAGAATACCTGTTACCCAAATAATTTGGCTGTCAGGTTGGTTAAACGCAAAGTAACCGTCAATGTAGCAGACAGTTGTAGCGCCTGCAAAATCAGGGTCAGTTACTTTGGAAAACGTATTGGTTGACTCGGTGTAGACGTAAGCATCAGCGCCGGCAGCAATAAAGATTTGAATACCGCTGTCAGCAATAGACACAGGGCCAGTACCACTAACAGTACCTAATAAAGTGGCATTGTAGTTAATGTCAATTTTGTAGAACTTGTTGCCTGATACCACGTAGGCGTCCAAACCAGCAGTTGTATGAGTCCAAAGCCCACGGATGGGGCCTGTACCGATCGTAGCTAGCTTGCGTAAGCCTGGGGCGCGGTTAAGGAACCCACCTGTTTGACCACCCTCTGGGATGGCTTCAGGGAACAGGTTAACCATAGTGTTATCCGCAGCGTTAACGCTACGGGCAACATAAGCTTGGCCTAAAATCGGCGTCTGCATTAGTAGTTACCGGCAAAGATGTTAAAGCGCTGACGAGTAGCAACAATGCTGTAAGGCAGAGCCATGATGTCGTCAGGATTATTGATCCGCTTAAGGTTGCGCTTAGAAGTCATCGCAATACGAGCCACATTCGGTGGTGGCTCAACGCCAAATTCATTAGCAATCTCACAAGCCAAGTTGTATTTAAAGCACCTGAGATAGCCAGGAGGCATATAAATGTCAGTCGACAGGCTTGGAACATCCATCAATTCAGTGACCGAAACAATATGAAATTCCAACACTTTGGTTGGAACTGGGTATACCGTCATGGTGATATTAGGGAAATCCATGTTTACCCACATCACTTGCGGGTAAGTAGAAGTCACAGTTTTAACAGCAATACCATCGTATTGCTGTTGGTTAATTAGCTTAATACCAAAAGAGATACCAGACTGAGGATCGCGGAAATAAGACGCGTCATCAACCAAGATAGGGCGATTGCCAACGGTGTCGCCAGTAGGCCCTAAGGTATGGGTTTTGGTATTAGGAATCCAAGATACGATCTGATCTTGGGTAGAAAACACAGATAGACGCTCGGTATTCCAAGAGTCAATCATTTGGTTCAAAGCAGCTAAGGCATCTTGAGCCGTCGCAGCGGAAGGCGTTTCGCCTTCGGCGAGCATCCCGATTAAGCGTAATGCTCCATTAATCTGTTCGGCGGCGGTAGTAGCCATAACAACTCCTTACTCTGCGGTTTTACGACGTCTTTTAACTTCCAGTGTATTAACAGGAGCCGCTTCTTCAGTAGCTTCTTCTACTGTTTCAACTTCTTCAGAAATTGATGGCGTATTGAGAGTATATCTCACCCAGCCATTTTGTTCATCATATTCTGCTTCTTGTTCCATCGTGGCAACTTTGTTACCGTGGTCAGGATGTTTTAAATAAATAATTGGCATGGTTTTTTTAGTTAGATAGGGGGCTTGACGCCCCCTAATTTATTACGCTACGACAGGATACTGCCATTTAGTACCATCAGATACAAACAACTTACCTAAGCCAGTTGCATTGGTTGTAGTAGCCAATGAACCAACAGGTGCGGTTGTTGTAGTGCTGTTAGCAGTAATTGCAGTAGTCAAAAAGTAAATACCAGCAACAGCGTTAGCTGCGGCTGCTGTACCGCTTGAAGTAATACTAGGTGCTGAAATACTTGTAGCTGTAACAGCAGCAAGTGTTGAAGCGCCAGTAACCGTTAAGCTATCAAACTGTGGGTCTGCGTAAGCAACACCCGTAGCCTTTGTATTTGGCATAATTTTTCCTTTATAAAACCCGCCCCGAAGGGCGGGATATTACATTAAGCTACTACGGCAAACTGCCACTTAGTGCCGTCAGAAATAAACATCTTGCCTAAGCCAGTTGCATTGGTTGTAACGCCAATAGAACCTGCTGGAGCAGTTGTTGTAGTGCTGTTAGCTGTAACAGCAGTATCCAAGAAATACAAGCCTGCGCCTGTAGATGCTGTAAGGATATTGCCGCCGATTAGTTTAGCTGCGCTAGTGTTGCCATCGGTAAATTGGTATGCGCTACCGCCGTTTGGAATTGCCATGATATGTTTCCTTAAAAAATGTTAAAAAGCCCCCGCCGAAGCGGAGGCGATTAGGTTTAACCCCAGATACGGCAAGCCATTGCTGGACGAATTGCGCTGTAGCCATAAAGAACGTCAATACGGCAAGGTAAACGGTCGTTATTGATGTCGTACTGACGTACAACACGCATAGAGATACCGTTGTGAACTTGGCGTGAAGCCATGTCAACACCTTGTGGCAACAACAAGTCAGCGGTCGCAAAAGTGATCGCATCTTTGTGGTAAACCAAGTTCTGAGCGTACTGGCTAGCAGCGGAACCCAACATTGTTACAACAGCAGAAGCTTGTGGGAATGAGTTAACAGTCGCCAAAGCATTAGCTGAAGTGTAAATAGCTGGAGATACGCTTAAAGTTGCAGTAGAAGAACCTGAAGTAGCAGCAGTTACAGTGAACTGTTGCAAGCTACCTGTTGACTCACGAGTCTGTGGGTTAACAGCGTATACACCAGCGATTGTGAACACATCGCCTACGTTCCAAGTTTTGCTTGAACCAGTGAAGCTTAAACCAACAGAAGTAGCGCCTTCAGTGCTGATTGTAGAAGTAACAGTGATAGTTGTACCCCAATCGCCTGTGGTGTGCTGCTTGATAGATTGGCTCATGTTGATTTCTTCAAAGCCCAATACACCCATACCCATCATGCCATTCTTGAATTGACGGCTGATTGTGTCTGTAGGATTAAACAGACCTTTCATGCCTTCAACCAAACCTGCGTTAGCTGCTGGGTTAACAGTAGCGTAACGTGGGGACATAACAGCAGCGTTTTCGTTCAACTTCTGTTGAGCTTGTAACAGCACCAATGAAGTAGAAGGAGTTGTGCCAGGTGTACCAACTGAGCTATAGATAGACTTGTAGCTGTTTGCTACGTCAGCATCAATAGAAGAAGCCAACTGTGAGATACGTGGTTTCAAAACACGCTCTGCAAAGTCATCTAACTGCATTGTCAATTCAGCAGAGGTGAAGTTAACACCAATGTGCTTTTGACTAGCAACAGACAAAGTTGTGTACTGTTCGTTGTCGTCTTGAACTTGCAAGGCGGCACCGTCAGTTACCAAAGCGCGGTCTGGTAAGCGGATACGGAGAGTAGAACCAATTTTTGCGCCTTCAACAGCGAAAGAATCGTCATACTGGCGGTTTACGTTACGTGTTAGAACAAGGTTGTTCTCGAGAATTTCGAGCGCCTTGCGTGTGATCATGTCGATCGTTAAGATTGAGTTACTCATGGTAAGTCCTTAAAAAGTAGTTAGCGGAAGTTTTGATGAGGGCATACGCCGCCGTTTTTATGTTTACCTATTTGACAATTCATACATAATACTTGGTATCCCGAAGGAAACAAGTTTTTACGCAACCATTGATAGAATCCTGTACCGCTTCCGCCGTACAATCCTGCTTTTCTTTCAATGTTTCCGTCATTATGTACATGGTCAATTGATAAAAACAAAGGCTCTGTTTCACCGCAGCAAGCACACTTGTATCCGCCATACGCAGCAAATACAGCGTCCCTACACACCGTTTGTGAGCGTTTAGTTCTAGCAGATTCAGAAGCACGTAAAGCAGCTACTTCTTCTGGTGAACCATTCGCTAACTTACGGTTACGCCATTCACGAGATAGCTCACGAGATTTCTCTCTGTTTGCTTCACGCCAATCACGTACGCGTTGGTTAACTAAAGCACGGTTACGATCTCTATACCTAGCCGCCGCTTCCCTATTGCGTTGCCGCTTTAGTTCTTCGACTTCTGAGTACGGAGTACCCTTTACAACACTTTTTTCTGAATTATCCATGTAATCATCTTACATGAAATCATCAGGTATTACTATCGATTTCTCTGCGCTTCCCACTTCTTGATCTGACGTTGGCGATCAGCTTCAATCCACTCTGAAGTCGTCATGCTTTTAATGGCACGAGGATCCGTTGTGTCTGTTGCTGAAGATCCAGTGGATCTTGCCGTAATCGGAGCAATTGGTGCTGGGGCGCTCGAAGTCTTTTTTACTACGGGATTATCAGCTAATTTAGCCTCAATTTTCCCTAATTCTTTAGCCTGCTGGAGTGGTGATAAACGAGAAATACGTTCAGCTTCTTTCGGATTAGACCCTAGGTAATAAGCCATATCGGGGCCAACTTCGGAAGATTGAATCGTTTGAGCCATCTCGTTAGTGATTGGAAGTTTGGGGTTATATGCGACTTGTTCAAAGTCATCATATTTATTCCGCGCATCTTCTTCTTTATCGTGATAAGACTCAATGATCTCAGACTGCATCCTAGCTTGTTCACGCCTAGCAAGCAATTCTTCTGCCTTACGTTCTGCCAACAAGTCGGCATATTCTTCAGGTGAATTAAACTGCTCAATCGGCGGGATTTCTACTGGGGCTTTTCGAGTCTGCGTTTCCGCGGCTCTAGCTGCCTGTTCTCTTTCCCACTTACGTTGCTCTCTAGCAAGTCTTTTACCAATAGCGGCATCAAGTTCTTCTTGTGAGAAGGTCTTGGGTGCTTCTGCTGCTGGCTCTACTGCTTCCGGCGCTAATTCTTCAGCTTCAGGTGCAGCCGTTGCCACCTGTTCTGGCGCGGATACTTCCGCTGGTACTACTTCTTGACTTTCGTCCATTTCGATGTTTCCTTAAGAAACCCTGGTGTATCGCACCAGTACGATTTAATGCTTAAATATTAATTGAAGCTACTTTATCTTGTAAAGCTTTAATTCTTTCTTCAAGATTAACACGATCAGTAGCTAATGTATCTTGTGCTGCTTTTAATTCTGCTTGAGCTTTAGTTACGGCTTCTTCGCGTAAAGCTAAAGAAGCTTCTTTAGTAGCCAATGCTTTTTCTTTTGCTGCACTATCAGCAGTCGCTTGCTTTTCAAGCGCTTCTAAATCTTTTTCACGAGCTACTAACGCAACTTGTTTAGCTTTGGAATCGTCGTTCTTAGATTTTGCGTCAGCTAACAAAGCGTCGGCTTCTGCTTTTTTGTTTGCAGCGTACGCATCAGCATCAGCTAATTTTTTGTTAGCTGCATCAACAGCAGTCATTGAGCCTTGGCGTTTTTCCAATTCATCACGCAAAACAGCCATTTTGCCAAGGTCTTTAAGAAAATCCTTGGTGAAATAGTCGATTAATTTGCTTGAGTCAATGCCGCCGGAACCGTTAGAAATGTCCATATATCACCTTTAAGCGTAATAGCTAATGTTGAGTTCGGCGGTACCGCCATTGTTAATAAACTTGATGCCTTTTAAATTGCCATCATACTGAAGGGTTACGCCAGCAGCCAAAGGCATACCGACAGAACCAGTAGGAGCAATACCATCATCGCGCCAGCGTACATTACCGGTCAAAGGAGTAATTAGTGCAAAAGTAGGCATCTGTTTTAAGCCGGTTTTGTCTAGCTCAGGTACAGTTAGCCCTACAGCCGAAGTTAAATCGGTGATTTGCTGATACCCGATACAAACGGTTATCGCTTTTAAATTCATAGTCATTAAAATCTCCCTCTTTCCGCTAATGAACGGAGTTTTACATAAAGTTGGTCAGCCGCCTCAATAATACTCTGAAAAAAACCACCGGCAAAGAATTTTCCACTAAAAAATGGCCCCATTAAAAGTTGCCTCCGTTAACAGACGGCGAGTTGTACCATTTGGTTCCGTCGTATATAAGCAAGCTACCTGCTGTTGGGGAAACAATATTTACATCGCCTTCATACTGACCCAATGCGCCACCAAATAAAGGTCGTACAAATACTGAGCCGCTAGCGCCAGCGGCGGCGTTAACTACAGCGCATACTTGAATTTTAGCGTTTGGGGCAACAGGTACAGTTTTTGTAAGACCGCCAGGTACAGTGGGGTCATAGTAAAGAATTTCTCCATCTACCCATGCTTCTGCACCGCCAGTTGTATTAATTCCACGAACCAAGCCAAAAGAAGTAATGTAACCCCATTCGTTTATAGCTAAGTTATGAGTAGCAATACCCATTACATAGGACGCAGTCGTAGCTGTTAAACCTGAAGCTGGCGCACCTTTTAAAGCACCGCTGCCACCGATCGTGCCAGTAAACATGACTACTTGACCTTCAGTAATGGCAGCAGAAGCACGAATTCTAAAGTAAGTTTCTTCGCCAATTTGCTGAATGGCATCGCCATTAGCCATGACCAAACTAAGAGTTTGATTACCGTTGGCTGAGTCCCAATACAAAGAGCCTGGGGCTGTCGGTACCGTTTCGGGTGTAATGTCAAACTGGATAAAGTCAGGGGTAGAAATACCACCTGTAACACCTGTTAGGCTAGTAATATCGCTATTCGCACCTGAGCTAGCTACGTTTTCTAAGCTGTGGTCAGCATCCCACGCAAGTGCGCCCGCGGCGCTAAACGTACCGTCGGCAGGCGTTGTGTGGGTGACTTTTGCCATTATGCTAAGAATCGTAATTTATACAAAGTTGACAAATACAACTCAATGATAGCGTCAATCAAATTCTGCATTGGTGTGTCGTCTTTGTCGCATACATCGTAGCGTACCTTTTCGATCTCAGCAAGCTGTGATTCTAAGAACTCAGTCACGTTGCTAGTCTTTTTAGCCGACATCAGGCTGATTGGGCCAATCAAACCATGACGTCCTTGATAGGCTTCAGCAAAAGCGTCGGCGCGGTCAATAATACTTTCGTAAAACTTCTGCAAAGCCTTATGCTTTGAGTAGCTACGAGTGTTTAAGTGAACCGAATGGGTTACATCACGGGCTAGAAAGAATAAACCTACGAAATCACACGCTTTCATTGTGGCATCCCTTGTGGTGGCATTTGCTCAGGGGGCATACCCTCTGGTGGCATCATGCCTTGTGGCTGTTGCGGCTGTTGCATCTGCATTTCTTGTTGTTCTTGTTCTTGCATATCCATGCCAGTGTCACGTTGCATCTCATTTACGAGATCGCCGTTCACCATCATGCCATGCACGGTGCCCAACACAATGTCTTGGATTTGGTCAGGTGTCATAGACGCTTGAACCGCAGCCAAACGCTTAGTTTCAGCATCAAATAGCTTGATTTGAGCCTCAAAGTCTTTACGCTCTAAGTCTTGCATTTCAATGGATTTACCCACGTTTTGCAACATTTGAGCCATACCTTCCATCTCTTGAGCCATTGCTTGCATCTGCTGTTGAGCAGCTTGCAAAGCAGGATCTTCGTCAGTATCGGAAATAAGCTTCGGATCAATCGTTTTAGCCAAGCGTTTAGACATCTCTTGGGCGCCAGGCCAATCCATATTCTTAACGAACAGGTCGCCAGCCACTTTCCACAACTCAGGGTTACCTTGAAGAATCTGAGCCATAGCTTCCAATGCTTCTTGACGCTTGGTCATGTAGCCTGGGCCAGTAGTAGCGACCACATCGTATGTACCAACGCTAGGGTTGTAGATTTTCTCAATCACAATGCCTTGTTGGTCAACAATTTTTTTAACTGCTTCAGGTTGGTCAGGGTTAATCTTAACCATTGACACTTCACCATCAAGACCAACGATACGAGCAATGCGCTCAGTGTCGTAAATCTTAGGAATAAGGTCAATTAACTGACGCGTTGCAAAGCGAATCGCTTTAGTGAGGTTGTCGCCGTAGTGGAATGTACCCACATCACCTTGACGTTCACGGGCAAGAATAGCTTTCCCCGAGCGTTCGTTGCTTGTGGCACCTAAGCTCGAGTCATACTGTCCAGTAGTGGACTTGATATCGTCGGAAGCGCCCATTTTGGCTTGGATAAGTCCAGTTTGTGCCAAAGGAGGTGGAGCGCGTTGTGGAAGTGGCAATGTTGCGCCCATTCCATCAGTAACATCGGGATTAACTTCCAAATACGGCCAATTGGTCGTGTTTGCAGTTTTCCATTGCTGTTCATAGCCTTCAAACTGACCGCCGTAACCGATAAAGGGTGCTTTTGGTGCCAATGCAAGCATTTCTGCCTCTTGTGACACCCAGTAGTTGTACATTCTTTGAGCATCTTTGGCGTTGCGAACCAAGCCAGAGATGAAAATGCGACCATCTACTTCAAATTCGTTACCTACAGCGCGGATTACAGGGATCCATTTGCCAGCCCATTCTTGTTCTTCAAGCACTTCGTAGCCATTGGTTTTCATCCAAATGACTTTTTTGATGTCAACAGTGCGTGACTTAATGGGTTTTAAACCCATTTCTTTCATATTTTTATCTTCAGGGCTGCCATCAAAGAATGATTGGTTGCCTGGGTATAAATTTAGCTTAGTTGGTGTGTGCTTGTAGTAAAAATACTCAGCAATACGGATAGTGTTCTCTGTTAGCCATTGGGATAGGGAAGAATCACCCACACCTTGGGACAAAATAGAGCTAATTGGCGCTGCGTTAGGGAACAAGCGCTCATATTCAGACTTTGGAACATCCTCTGTAATAAAACACCACTGAGCATCAGCGCCAGCAGGGTCTTGCATGGTCGGATCCATGTATACGCTAAATCCGTTACGAATACGGCCTAAGCGGATGTCTTGGTCAAACGAATCATCATTGCAATACTCGGTCAAAATGCGGAAGTAGCCTTCGCCGTATGTCACTTGGTTTTCGCAAGCGGTGTCATACACCACATCGGCGTCAGACATATACTCGATATGGCGAACCATACCCTCAAACACCTCAGCTACTTCGATGTCACCTTTGTCGTCCGCAGGGATTACTTTCCCAGAGGGTCGGTTCTGACGCTGTTCGTTTGTTACTTGTTTGACGTGCTGTGGCAGCTTGTTAATAGTAAGGCAAGGTCTTGCGTTGATGGTCTGTCCTTGAACAGATCCGCGAGTTGCCAATACGTCAGCAGGCCACTGCCATTGATTATCTGGAGAACCAGCCATGAATCGAAGGTCATCAAGTTCATCTTCACGGGACTCAGACATAGCTGACATTGCCATCGTAAAGCGGCTACGCATGGTAGATAGAACATCACGCGAATCGTATTTGTTGGTGGGTTCATCACCACCTACGTTGGCTACTTTGCCAACGATATTCATTGAAGTTTGGTCATACGCCATTTAGTATTCCGATCACATCAGGTTCGCGCATCATAAGCAATTCTTCGCCATCGACAGTAACCTTTTGCCCGGAGAACTCACCGAATAGCACATGGTCGCCTTCTTTGACGTTCATAGGCTCGATATGTCCCTTTGGACTTTTCTTGCCTTCACCAATTGCCACAATGATACCGCTAAATAGTTTGCTTTGGGGTAAAACAATTAATTCTGATAACTTTTCTGTGTCTTGACGAATTAAAACACAATTACTCAATGGCTTTAAGCTCATTTTTTACTTTTACCTTTAGCTGCTTCACGTTTAACTGAATAGGCAATTGCCACGGCTTGCTTGACGGGCTTGCCCGATTTGACCTCAGCGGACACGTTTTTGCGGAACGCTTCTTTGCTTGTGCTTTTCTTGAGTGGCATTATGACCCCATCCATGAGTTAGTGATTGCGCCGTGATTCTGATACGTGGTTTTACGCATTATATTCTTACTCTCCCGATGTGCAACAGGAAACGCAAAGGTCAGCGCTATTGCATCTGCTGAGTCAGGCGAAGCCAAACCTCTAGCCTTCATCTCTTTTTTACTTTCCAAGAAGATTGCGCCTTTAGAGTCAGGCTTCATCAGCGGTGAGATGAGGTCGGTTTTAAGTGTTTTTTCCTGTGGGATGCTTGCTGCGCGTAGCCATTCCTTCATTTGCCCCCATATTTGGGCGCGCATATTGCCGTACATCATGGGGTTCTTACTGCGGTTGGCGAAGTTCACACCCCTGATCTTGTAGCGTTGTTCCTTGAGCCTGTCAACCACACCTGCGCCAAGTCCACCCTCGTCGATGGCAACAACGGCGGGTTGATACTGCTCGATCGCTTCGATCACATGACCAACCACAGTCATGGTGTCATCACCCTTGTACTTGCGTATCTCAACGATGTCCCTGCCCTGGCGCACAGCAATGACGGTTGAGTCACTACCGAAGCGGGCTGGATCAACGCCGATGACGATGGGCGCGGAGTCGTCTTGCCACTTGGCACGGCGCATGGCTTCGTCAACCAAACTAGACGGGATGAACTGATCGTCACCTTCCGATGGGAACGAACCGTACACCTCAACGTGTGCTTGGTAGGAGTCAGGGCCGTATTCTTCAATGATCTGGTTGTATACGTTCTTGTCGGTGCCTTCTACATCCCGAGCGTCCACCTGCCTAGATTGCCAGAAGTCCCGTTTGCTACCCTCGATCGCTTCGTAGAAATAGCCTGTGTTGCGACGCGGGTTAGAGAAGCAACACCAAAAGCGGTTGGGTGTATTCTCCGTAAAGAACCCGCTTGTCACCGCCCAGATGGAGTCGTCAATACCGCTGGCCTCATCGAACACGACCATTACCCCATCGTAGTTGTGAACACCCGCAAAGGCGTCGGGATTCTCAGCACTCCACAATCTACCTTCTAAGTTCCAATAGCGTGTGCCTTTCTTGAGGTCACGCTCAACCAACTCGGTCAGCCATTTGGCGGGCATCACACGTGTAGCGCTGATCTCCCACCAGTAAGTGTTCACTGACATGGACGACCACTTAGTAATCTCAGCCCATGTTACCGAGCGTAGCTGACTTTCCGAGTTAGCGGACACAATGACGGTAGCCCCGATGCGGGTGGTCATCATCCATAGCACTAGCCAACTAACCAAGGCTGACTTACCAATACCACGACCAGAGGCAATTGCGAGGCGTAGTACGTCAAAGTCGAGCTTGCCATCGTTGCGTTTGATGTGGTCGGCAATGTCGGACAAG